CGGCTCAATTCTGTGGAATTCCAGTGAATGCGAAGGCAAGCCCCAACGACACGCGCACCTTTGGAATTGGCCTGAAGGAAATTGTAGCCGGGGACGTTGACAGTGCCATAACCTAAGGCTATAGCAGTGCTGCCGGTGGCCCGAACCCCGAAGGATTCACGAAAACCTCCAGGCACAATGGATATGATAGCAGCCTGCTCAGTCGTCGAAGTTAGATTACCAGAGGAAACGAAACGCTGGATCTGACCTTCAACGCCTGCATAAGCAGTTGGAACAATAGGTGCAGAACAAGGGTCAACGACCATCTTAACGTGGCCCTCAAGAAGCGGGTTCGCCCGGATCGTCGCCGACCTGCGCCTGGGCGCACGAGTCTTGCCTTGCTTCTTGGGCTGCTGCTTGAACTTCTTGTTGCCATTGTTGGACTTCATAATGAATCTTGGTAGCTGAGGAAAAGTGGTTAATAGGGAATGATAGGAAGTGAGTGTTGTGTGAGAGTGTAATGATCGCTTGCTAAGGCCCAATGCAGTTCTGAAGAGAGGGTGACCCCCCTCAGTTCTTCCTCGATCACCTCCTGGTAGCTAGGTGGTAACCCAAAAGCTTTCCAGAAGGATATACGAGCATCTGTAGTGATGGTGGAAGGTGAAGAATGGTAGCCTTCAGCGTAGGCTTGGCGAGCCCATCCAAAATGGGCAACATCCTCGAAAGCACGCAGGCTCTTGCCTTTCAAGCCAATCCGCTGGGCCATGAGGTAGAACTCCTGAAGCACTGGCACCCCGCGGGCCAATGCGAGCCCCCCAACGCCAATGGCATGGAAAAGCTCGCGAGTGTACTTCAGGTCCAGAAGGTTACGGTAACCTGACAAATCACAATTCAATACTTTCTCTGGATCCCTAACCATCATCCATTTATGACCTAACCAAACCGGATGGGTCTGGCAGAAGTTGATATGTTCCAATATGCGGACTGGTTCCTCAAGCGTAAGATCGAATCCACGCTGGAGAAACCAATCGGAAATACTGGAAAGTTTGTGATAATGTTTTTGCGGGATGATGATTACGGCGTCATCCCCGTCCAAAACGGCGCGAACTGAATCAAGAGAAATGCCAGCATCTAGGAAAAATTCATACAGATTGCCAGCGGCAATGGAGCAATTCCCAAGGGAAGTGTCCATGTCACCTGACATCCGCATGGCCCCAAGCTTGGCACTAAGCCTGCCGTCCTTGCACCGCGCTTTGGCGTAATTGTTGAGTTGGTGTTTGAGGACACGGTTGAGGGTGAGTTGATGCTCATTTGTATAATGGCAAGCAACGGTCCAGTGGCCAAAGCGGAGAGCAGGTTCTTGTTCGTGCTGATCCATACGGGAATAATCCAGAGAAATTGCGATAGGTTTGTCAATTTGGGCTATATATTCCCAATGAGAGACAATCAAGGAGGCCTTTTGGGTCGTGGTCAAACATTTGGTGATAAGATCAAAACCAAAGACCCTAGCCCATTCTGAATAGACTTGTTTCTCAATGGGAACAGTATATCGCCCATACAGCATATGAAAAGGGGCCTCACGAGTGTTGATGCAGCGAGGGACGGGGTGCTTTGGAAGTCCCGGATTATCCAGGTTGGGAGGAGTGAATTGTTGGGTCTTCTCACACTTGACAAATGCTGAGGTGGTGGCCTCCCTGTGAAAATCGTAGACCATGATCGAAAGATTCCTGTATCTTCTCATAGATGCGCCTCTTGCGCCCTGGACGGCTGTCGACAAATTGAGCAGCGGTCAACGGGGAGGAGAGGACAGCTTCTTGTGAAAAGGCAGATCTCGCCCGAGCATATGGATCCTCCACCAAGACTGGAGGACGGGAAGTAAACTCCCCTCCACGCTTCACGACCAAACACCTTTCAACGACGGCATGTTCCAAAGTACGTACATCACCTTCAAAAGGACGTACATGCCACCATTGACGTCCGAAGACAAATCGGACGTACAACCTGCCCAAAGTAGGAAGTACCGAGTCGACCTTGACCTTACAATCCTTGTGAACACCAAAAGAAGTGCGGGATTGCTTGGCGACAAGAACGATTCGGCGGCCCTACGCCTGCTCCATCCGAAGCCGGTTGCTCTGCTTCAGGATGGCGGTTTCTTCCGCAATATCCTTTTCATCCTCGGTGATAAAGAATACTGCTATTGCCACACGCTTGATTGTGCGATCAATGTCATGCGCTCGCATACCGTGATCAGTCATCAACTTGTAGGCAAGACGCATAACCTGCAGGTAATTAGCCCGCGTGTAGGCGATACCAGGATTCTTAGCACGGAGCTCGGCGACGAGCCGAGGGAGATAAGAGCCTCGAATGGAGATCTTATCGGTACCGTAAGGGTGATGGTAAGG